AAGATCGGACGGCTCAGGAAATGCATCATGGACTGCTGGTAGTGTAGAGTTTGGATCGGACAATCAAATTCCTTATGTAAATGCAGCAGGAGATGATTTTGATTATTCGTCAGCTTTTACATTTAATGGCAGCCAGTTAACAGTTGGAGGGGTAATTTCAGGTAATGGACTTCGCACACCATCTACCAATACGAATTATTCTCATATTATAAGAAATAATTCATACCTCCCGGCACTCTATGTTAATCAGGCATCCTCATCAGGTTCTATTGCATCATTTAGATATAATAGTGCAGGTACGGGTGGTGGTACTGAAGTTATGAGGATAGCAAGTACTGGAGTAACCGTTATTGGAGATATCACCGCCTCTGATTTTGCGTTATCCTCTGACCCGAGATTAAAGGACGTTGAATCTTCTGTTACAGATGGCCTCTCAATAGTCAATTCTCTCAATCCTGTAAACTACAGGTGGAAAGACAGGAGGGATGATTATAGTCATATTGGATTCCTTACTACAGAGGTAGAGAAGGTACGCCCTGAACTTGTTGTAAAAGGAGAGACAGATTCTCTTTCGTATATGAGGTTTACAGCGATCAATACAGCTGCGATTAAAGAGTTAAGTGACCAGATAACCGAGTTACAAAATCAATTAAAAGAGCTACAAAATGCCCGTTCCTAATACCAATACTTTTACTCTACAGGATGTTGTTGACGAGGTTAATCCTACAACGAATAGTCTCGAAACCTGCTTTAATGAAGCTGATGATGATAAGTTTGATCCTAAATACGCTTTGGAAGGTCAGAATTTAAGTGAATTTCGAAATTATGGGTATTCAATGAATATTGGCAGTCAACTTGATAATTTGGAGGTAGTAAGCGGAACTTTGTATGATCATGCATGGCTGGAAGGTGATCCTGATTTAAATTGGGTTTATTTATGTTATGGTGATAGTGGGTCATATACATTATATCATGCTTATGCAACCAGTACAACTATTACTGCCGGATATTCTCTTTCTCTTTCAAACACAAATGTCACTGATTTTTTCGTAGTAGATCAATATCATATTTATGTTGCTGATAAATATGAGGATGGAGGTAATTATTATTTAAGAATAAGATGGTATGAGGTTGATGAAAATAATACTGATGGATGGCGTTTAATTGATACTGAAACAGTAAGTGTAAGTAGTACCGTTTATGCTTTAAAAGATCCCAAAATAACAGCGAATGATAGCTATATCTTTTTTACAAACTTCAATAATTCTACCTCTACGAACTATGTTTATAGGATGACTATTTATTCAAGTTCACTTGGATTGCAAATCACTGAAAAAACCTTTAGTGGAACAAATGTTGTTTTTAAAACAATTTACATTTCAGGATCAATTCTTTATTTAAGTCAGGATACAGGAAGTAATAACTATGTATTTTCATATTCAGTAGCTTCTAATGGGACTCTTACTGCAGCAGATTCTATCACTACACCACATATTATAGAAAAGTTCAGAGCATCTTATAATACAGCTGTTTTTGGTATTTCCATTACAGATTATAAATTGATCTATATAACTCATGATAGTGATGGAGGGAATCTTACCTATACAGATTATACTGGCTATTGGGTTTCTGATATTGATATAAAATCTACACTTAACAGACCGGTTACATCAGGTTATGCTTTTATTATATCATATACAATTGATGGAAACAATGATCTTGAAGGAATAAATTCACAACCATGTATACAAGATGATGATTACTTTACGATTTTAGCAAGTTGTTGTAATTTTGGGATAGATCATAATTCTGTTGTTGCTTTTGCGTATTATAATTATGTATGGAATCCAAATGATAGTATGCGTTTATTTTTATTTCCAATAGATTAAATTATGAAACTAAAGGTATCAAATATAGTACCTAAAGGATATGTATCCATCACGATCTGGCCATTTGGTATTTATTTTGCCAAAGACATATACATGCAAAACGAAAGAATTATAAATCATGAAAAGATACATTGGAGACAACAGCAGGAGATGTTGGTATAAAGAAAACTCCTGATTCTGGTTATGCGTTAGATGTTTCAGGTAATGTAAAGTTTACCGGTACAATTTATGCTGGTTTAACTAATTCTTCTGGTAGTTATTATAAACATCAAGTACTAAAATAATAAAAAAGGAAAAAAAGTAAATTTTAATTTAGATATATAAAATAAAACATATGTGGTTAAGGTCAGCCGAAATAAGAAAAAAATTAAATATATCTAAACAATCTTTATACGGCAAATGTAAAGCTGGACATATAAAGTTTAAAAAAATAGCAGGAACCAAATATTATTGGCTAGAAGGAAATAAATCAGATGACAATATTTTAAATATTATTTATTGTAGGGTGTCAAATACAAAACAAAAAGATGATTTAGAAAAACAAGAAAATATTTTAAGGGAATATGCTATATCAAATGGATATAAAATTGATTATGTATTTAGGGATATAGCTTCTGGTATGAATGAAAATAGAAACCAATTTAATCAATTGATTGATCTAGTTACAAAGGAAAAAGTTAATAAAGTATTTATTTCATATAAAGATAGATTGACAAGATTTGGGTATAATTATTTTGAATATATTTTTAAAATATTTGGAACCGAAATAGAAATTGTTAATTTAACTAAAGAAGAGGATTTCCAAACTGAATTAACTCAAGATTTAATTTCTATAATTCATCATTTCAGTATGAAAATGTATTCAAATAGAAGAAAAGAATTAAATAAAATAAGAAGAGTTTTAGAACAAGAAAATGATAACAATTAAGCTTCCATATGAAACTTCTGAAGAAAACATTCTTAAGATTAACAACTTAAGAAAGCAATATTCATCTGTGTTAAGATATTCTTATAACAGATTCACAGAAGGCCTTAAGCAGAAGGAAGTTAGAGACTTAACAAAGAAACTAAAGAATGTTAATAATCTGAATAGTTGGTTCATTCAAAATGCAGTTATTGACGCTCAAGGAATCAAGAAACGTTTTAAAAATGAAACAGTTATCTTTGGCGGGAAGAAGAACTTTAACTTAAGACTTCAAGGAAAGATTTCTAAAGAAGAGTTTCAGAAAAAAAGATTAAGTTCATTAAGTGTTCAAGGTGAGGAACTTAAACAAGGAAATCGTTCATTTAAACTTGATGTTATAGAAAATAACTCTATCATTTTTAAAGTTTCAAGAACAGAACATTTAGAGTTGAAACTTCCTAAGTTAAGGAATAATTATAAGAAACAACTATTTAATTTAGAACAACTTAATGAAATTAAAAATAAACAAAAAGGAAAAACTTATTCAGTTCGATTAACAGATAAGTTCATTTATATTACATTTGATCAAGAAAAGAATGTTTCTAACTTAATTGAAACAAGGCACTTAGGAATAGACTTAAACCCAAACCACATTGGAATTAGCATTAAAGATGAAGATAAAGTTATCTTCACTAAACAATATGACCTTAGTCAGATAACTAAAGCGTTAACTTCAGAAAGAAACAGTTCTAACTCTAGAAGATTTAAATATTTAAACAACAAACTCAATCATGAAACAATTGAAATCGTTAAAGATATTTCTAAACTGCTTCAGCACTATAAAGTTAGATTTGTTTTCATTGAAGATTTAGACAAAATAAATGTTGGAAATGCTGGTTTGGGAAAAAACTTTAATAGACTGACTAGAAACTTATGGAAGAGAACTAATTTTGTTTCAAATCTTGAGAAAAGAGTTAAACTTAATGGTTCTAAACTGTTTAAGGTTAATGCTGCATATAGTTCATTCATTGGAAATGTTCAACATTCTTATTCAGATCCTATTAACGCTAGTTTGGAAATCGCTAGACGTGGTTATGAAGTTATCATAAAGAAAAATAAAAAATTCTATCCAGACTTAACTGTTGAAACAGTTAAAAATCAGTGGAAGAAACACTTAACTGATGAAGTTAAATCTTGGAAAGAATTCTTTAATGAAGCAAAAAACTCTAAATTGAAATATAGAGTTTCTTTAGATGAAGTTTCATTTAAAGTTTTTAGATTAAATTCTTATAAATCTAAAGTTATAAATTATGAATTTACTTAATTTACATTTTAGATATTTTTTATACGAATTAATTATTTTAAAAAAATTATAAAAATTATGGCACTATTAATAGAAAAAAATGTAAAAGTATTAGGGAATATTGATTTATCACAGTTGTATTTGAGACTAACTATTTCCTATGGTCCTGATGGTAAAAACATTATGGTAAATGTAGATGCGTTTGATTCGGATAATTCATATTCTTTGAATCCTTATGGCAATAAAATCATAATAAATGGAGTAACGCAACCCTATGACTTCTCTTACGATAGAGAGACAGATGGATCTGATATCTTAGCATATGCTCACAATAAGATATCAGAATATCTTTCTACTGATATAACAGAACAAGTTGCTGTTGTTGACCCATCCACAGGTCAACCTCTAGTAGATCCGTCTACAGGTGAGGTAATTACTGAAGAAGTTGTAACAATACCTAAATTTTGCGAAGATAGCTCAATTTCTATAATAAATATATAAACATTAGATTATGCCATTAAAAATAAATAAACCTGGAGTTACAGTAAATGACGTTTCATACAATGCTCTGCATGTGGAACTAAATCCTTTTATAGAACCTCAATATAGTAGAGTTTCTATTAATACTAGATGTTATGACTTTGATGAAGTTTCTATTCGTGGATTAGAAGGGGCATGGGATTCATCATTAGTTATAGATCCTTCTGGAAATTATGATGTTTCAATATGGATAGAACCGGAGGAACCTATTGTTCCTAAAAATTGGGACAGATTCAACCCTATTAAAGTGGACTTTGAAGAAGAAGCTTCTACTAATTTAGTAGAATGGGCAGCCATGAAATCAAAAATAGAATTAACATCTCATAAATCAATTCCTTATGAGTATATGGCTTACGAAGATGATATTTATGATTTAGATCCTTCTTCCGGAGATCCGATTTTAGATCCATGTACTAACCAACCTATACTTCTTCATGCGAAAGGAGAATTAATTAAAAAAGAAAATGGCACATATCTATTTTATACTAAAGTATTAGATAGATTTTGCGAAGCCGAAGATGTTTCAATTCTTTAAAATATATTTAAATGGTAATAAATGATAGAAGAAAAGCAATATTTATACATATTCCTAAAACCGGAGGGATTTCTGTAGAAAGAAGCATTCATAAAGCATTGGGTGGTGATGAAAAAATTAAGTATGGCCAGTTAATTAATCAACCTCCAAAAATAGAGCAAAATATTCCTGCTTTAGGTTTACATTCTGCATTGAGAGATTATAGAAGATATTTTGGACAAGAAATAAATGATTTTTATATCTTTTCTATTGTTAGAAATCCGTGGAGGAGAATGGTTTCGCATTATGAGTACTTAGTAACTACTATGTTTAATAGAAGGGTAGATACTTATAATCAATTAGATTTTCCTAAATTTGTTCAGGTTTATAAAACTAGATTGCTCGCATATAGTTTACCATATGGGTATGATACTTTTCTTAAAGATGATTATGGTACTCAATTAAATAAAGTAATTAAACTTGAAAATATAAATGAAGATCTTCCAATTGTTGGAGATGAAATAAAACTTGAAATTACAGAAGTTCTTCATATGAATCCAACAAACCCTAAGCAAAAGGAACACTCGAATTGGAAAGATTATTATAATCCAGGATTACGAGATAGAGTCTACAAAATGTTCGAGAATGACATAAAAAAATATAATTACGAGTTTGATGAATAAAATTAGGAGAGTTTAACACTCTCCTTTTTTATTTTGAATAAATAAATAAAATAGGTGATAATGGCAGATTGTAAAACTACAGATGGAACTCAAGGAAGTAAATTGAGTGCGGCGTTTCCTAATAGAAATAATCCCGCTCAAGGCTCTGGATTACAGATTAATCTGGATGCACTCAATACTTCTGTGTTTGATATGAATTCTATGGTTAGTGTTGCCAGAAATTATAATGCATTAAATGGGGCTATTAATCAGCTTGTTGGATATGAAGTTGTATGGTTTAGAGCAGTTCCCCAAATAAGATCTCAAGATGTTATATTCCAGGAATGGACTCTGTATAATGTAGATGACACTCCAATATGCCCAAAGGTTGTTCTTCCTGATGGAAACTTCCCCGATTCTAAATATAACTATGATTTATTTGGTCTAGAATATGAAGTACCTCTAGAAGTTCATATGGATAAAAGATACTGGGAATCTATTGCAGGAGAAGGGACCGCTCCGCAGAAAAATGATATAGTTTATTTTTCTATGCCTAATAAGTTGTATGAAGTTGTTTCTTCTTATTTATTTAGAGGTATCATGGAACAAGAAACTACATGGAAAATTAATCTTAAAAAATATCAGCCAAAAGCTTCTAGAAGAGAAGGAGATGCGCTTAAAGAGACTATCGATAATTATACAGTTAGTGTTGAGGAAATTTTCGGAGAAAAATTAGAATCAGATATTAAAAAACTTACAAATGATAAACAATTGAGCCCATTAAATACAACAGAAAGAGACAAATATAAAACACTTGATAAAGATTTGCAAATTATAAATTCTAACGTAGACATTTATGGAGTCATAGTAGCTCAGGCGTATTATGATCTTAATACTTCTAGACTATTTGATGCAGTTAGTTATAAAGGCATAGACGAAATTTCAGATAAGGATGATAGATGCATCACTGCTTGGACTATGATAGATCCTGGCGTTATAGAAGAATATAATGTTGAATCTATACAATTAGATAATACATTAACATACCCGGCAAACTGTATTCTTAAATTAAAATCTAGAATAAAGGGTTTACAGGTTGATGATAATATAGAAATATATCGCGCCGGCGCACTAAATTTTTATGCTAAAGTTATTTCAGACGGGCAAGTAAACAACAATGAATATTACATAAAAATAGATGATAAGGTAATTCAACATCTAAATTCTATAAAAGGTAACTGGGCAGATACTAAAAATTACAAAATGAGAAAGATTAATCCTGTTTCTATATTAGACGGGATGAATACCTCAACCAATAAAGGATTCCGAGTTAATATATATGCTAACCAATATATTAAAATTGAGTATGGATCACAAATGCATATAGCGATATTAGATGAAAAACTTTTAGATAAAAATTGGTATGGCATAGTTGTAAATATTGGAAATAGCTGGAATCAATATAATGTTCATGTTTATAGACAGCATCCAACTGACTCAACAACAAAACTGCAGAGTTTCTTCTATGAAACATTAAACTTTACTTCAGAACCTACAACTGTAGATTTCTATACCGTTAATAAATCTCCATCATTCTTAACTAATTTAAGATTGTACACATATACAATGGAAGAAGAAAAACAAATGGGAGATTTATTGAGATATATTTCTAAAGACGGTGATCAATTAATTTTAGGCGATTCAGTAGATGGTCGATTCAAAGCACCTTACACTGGGCAACAGCGATAACTTTTGGGACTTACTGTATTAAAAATAAAAAAATGAAAATAAAAGACGAACGAGAAAAATTAGAAAAGTTGATAGAGGCTTCCCCTGAAAAAATAACGGATGACGTTCCGACACCTGGGAATATTCCACCAGAACTAGAATCACACACTACAATGGGCATTGACTTCAGCGAGCTTAGAAAGACTTGTGAGAACGAGGCTAGAATAATTCTGAACGATTCCATCGGATTCATTCTGAGTGAGGCAATGATCAAGAATAATAATTACCTTAAGAACAAACTAGAAGTTGATATTTTAACACTATCGGGCATGCTGTATCAACTGAAGGTCAACGAAGCTATGCAAAAGGCTCTAATGGAAGAAGTCGACAGAGGATTCATGAATCCTCGTATGTTTGAGGTCTTCAGCGGGCTCTCTAAAACAATTGCCGAAATAAACAAGCAGCTTATTCAAACGCTAGAAGCATTAAAGGTTACTTATAAAGACGTGAAATCGGATATTCGAGAAAAAGAAACTGATGCATTGGGACCTAAACAAGATAGTCAAGGCATGATTACTCAAGGAGATGGAAGTTCGATCTCTTTTGGGACTAAAGAACTCATCAACAAAATGAAAAAGACTGGTCGTCGATATAACAACGATGATGATATTCAAGACACAGAAGAAGTAAACTAGTAAACTATGGCTCAATCAATAATATGGACTACAGCACTTGTTGAACAAACCATTGAAAAACTTCGATATGGTATGGATGTTGACATGGGTTGTTTCTTCAAAAATGAGCCCGAGCTAAAAGACGGTGGAATATTATTCAAACATAGCAGAACTGAAATAGATGAATTCCAAAAATGTGGGGAAGACATTGTTTATTTTGTAGAAAACTATTGTAAATTCTTAACTGATAAAGGCCGAGCGCTAGTAGATCTAAGATCCTTCCAACAGGAAATTCTAAATGAATTAGCTGACGTTGACACATTTGATGAAGAAATAGAGGAATGGCTGCCTAAATATAAAGACTATATTTTGATGGCTAGTAGGCAGACTGGAAAATGCCTTTTCAATACTTCTGTTATAATAAAAAATAAAGATCTAGATAAACCTGTTTCTATTCCTTTAGAATTCCTATATTATCTAAATAAAGAAAAATTAACTGTAATAGAAAAATTAAAACTTAAATTGTTACTTTTATATCATAAATTAGACAAAATGTGAAACTTGACGTAAAGCCACTAATATAAATGATCTAATAACAGGTTTCCCTCAATATGTGTGAATATATAAATAAAAAATTGATGGAATATACTATCTATAAAATAAAGGATTTAGATGATAATAAAATTTATGTAAGCGCTTTTAGGGGTATCAAAGATATAAATAAAGTTAGGCTATCCAGAAAAGATCTTTTAGAGAATATAAAAAATCATAAAATAGAAAAAAGTGTTGTATCTGTAGAAAACAATAAAGAAGATGCTATTAATAAATTAAAAAAGATTAAAAAAGATTTTAGAGAGTATACTATTTATAGAATAGATAAGAGAATTCCTATTATAGATGAAGAAGGAAACTTATTTAAAGTATATGGGGATGACCCAGATTATATTTCCGGAAAGCTAAAACATGTTAATAAGGGAAACGTTATTTGTAGAGATGAACATGGCAATATAAAATATATTTCTAAAGAAGAATTTAATTCGGGGAAGTATGAAGGTATAATGAAAGATAGAGTTGTTGTAAAAGATTCATCCGGCAACACATTTTCAATAGATAAAAATGATATAAATTATAAAAATGGAACATATAAATTTATATCTGTTAATACTACATTTAAAAAGAAAAAACAAGCTACAGGATTTAAACATACAAATTTAAATAGTAGAAGACAACAAAAAATAATAGAAAAATATAAAGAAAAATACTCGAGATTTAAAAAAGATATAAGAATTATAGATGGGTATTTTTATATAGAAGATTTTTGTAAACACGGAAATTTAATTATAAAAACTAATGAGTTCGATAAAATTTATTCTATAAATAAAGAAAATTTGTTTTGCGAAAAATGTAAAAAGGATTTTGTAAATAGTGTAGAAATTAGCAATGAACAAATAAATAAATCAAGATTATATTTTAACGAATTATGTAAAAAAGATAGAGCCAACAACTTATTTAAAGAAGATTATATTTTTAAATATTATCCTCTTGTATATAAAATAATTAAAGATATATCTGAAAAATATAATACCGGGTGGATAGAATCTTCCTATATTTTTAAAAATGATATTATTGAAATTCCGTTATGTTCAAACAATAATTGTAATAATAAAGTATTTTTTTCAACCACCGGTAAACATTACAATTTATTTTGTGAAAAACATGGTAACAGTTCTTCTAAAGAAAATGAAATATATGATTTTATAAAAGATATCTATGATAAAAAAATTATTAGAAATTATAGATATGATAATAAAGAATTAGATATTTTCATTCGTGAAGAAAAAGTAGGTATAGAATTTAACGGTTTATATTGGCACAGCGAAAAATTCAAAGATAAAAATTATCATTATGATAAATGGAAATATTTTAATGAGAAAGGAATAAAAATAATAACTATATGGGAAGATGATTGGAATCTAAACCCGGAATTGATTAAATCTATTATAAGAAATCAATTAAAATTAAATAATCATAAGATATTTGGAAGAAATTGTACGGTTAAAGAGGTTAATTATAATGAGTCTAAGATTTTTTTAGAAAAAAATCATATTCAAGGAAATTGCCAATCTTCTGTTAGATTAGGACTATTTTACAATGATGAACTAGTTTCTTTGATGACATTTGGAAAAAGAACTATTAATAAATCTAAGCAATTTGAACTTTTAAGATTCTGTAATATACAAAATACTAATGTTATAGGCGGTGCTTCTAAATTATTTAAATATTTTATAAATAATTATAAACATGTTCAAATCATAAGTTATGCAAATTTAGACATTTCCAATGGATCATTATATGAAACATTAGGATTTATAAATGAAGGACATACAGGAATTAATTACTGGTGGGCTAAAGATAAAAGATATTCTAGAAATAGATTTATGAAACATAAATTAATAAAAGAAGGAGCAGATCCAAATAAAACAGAATATGAAATTATGTATGCAAGAGGTTATAATAGAATATTTGGAAATGGAAATATAAGATATAAATATGTTAAAGCGTAAAATAATAAAATATCTTAAAAAAATAATAATTTTCTTGATTTATTCTTTAGAGAAATATGAATTAAGAAATAAAGATCTGTCTGAAAAAATAATCGATACAGTTAATTTAAATGATACTAGTGTTGAATCTGATACAGGATTTCATAATGTTGGAGAAGTACATAAAACAAAACCATTTAAAATATGGACTGTCGAATTAGAAAATGGATATTATTTAGAAGGTGCAGATGAACATATTCTATTTGATGAGAATATGAAAGAAGTATTTATTAAGGATTTAAATATTGGTAATTATGTTCAAACAGATGCCGGGCTACAAAAAATAAAAAACATAGAAGTTTTATCTAAATATCCCGTGTGTATGTATGATATAAGTGTTGATTCGCCTGATCATAGATACTATAGTAATGGCATATTATCTCATAACACTACAACCATTGCTGCATTTTTTGCCTGGTATATGTGTTTCCATACTGATAGAAATTTGGCAATTTTAGCTAATAAAGAAAAGACGGCTATCGAAATCGTAGATAAAGTTATTCAAGTATTTAGGGGCTTGCCTTTCTTCATGAAACCGGGTATTACTTCTATTGGAAAAACTGGGATGAGACTCGATAATGGATGCCAATTAATGTCTCAGGCTACTACTTCAACTGCTCAAATTGGTTTTACTATTCACGTACTGTATGCGGATGAGTTTGCTCACGTGGCTCCGGGGATAGCAGATGACTTCTGGCGATCGGTTTATCCTACTCTTTCATCATCTCTGGTTTCTCAATGTATTATCACGTCAACTCCTAGTGGTACTACTAATTTATTTTATGAGATATGGGATAATGCAATTAAGAGGAAAAATTCATTTAAGTATAAGAGAGTTGATTACTGGCAGGTGCCTGGTCATGATGAAGCGTGGGCTGCCAAGATAAAAGCTAATTTTGGAGAAGAAAGATTTGCCCAGGAATTTGAGCTGAAATTTAACTCTGACTCCAAACTTCTGTTAGGCGTCAAAGAATCCTCACTACTCAAGCGAATTGAACAAGATTATGTATTCCAAGATTTAGATCACACCGATTTAGATGAAGAGCTATATAGAAATTTGAAATGGAAACCTGGATTTGATCCCAATGAAAAATATAATCCAGAAACAAACTTATTTGTTGTGTCAGTCGATACCGGTGAGGGCCAAGATTATGATGAAGAAAAGGACACCGATTATAACGTGTTAAGTATATACAGATTAGAGCTTAAGAGTATTGTGCAGTTGAATAGGCTCAGAAAAGATGAATATTTTTTACGCAATATGTTTAGACTGAGTCAAGTTGGATTATACAGAGACAATTTAAAAGATGAAGAAGTTGCAGCAAAAGTGGCGCGCTCTGTTGTTTTTGACCAATTGGGCGCTGAAGCCAGCATTCTTGTTGTGGAAATGAACTTTAATGGTAAATTCTTTCTAAGCATCTTTCAACAGCATGATGAATACTTTGATGATGTTGTAATGCGCACATACCACACAAAACCAGTTCCAGGAGAAACTCCACCACGTAAAAAACCGGGATTTAAGGTGGGAAATGACAAAGAACATTTTTGCAAACAAGGAAAAAAATTAATCAGGGATTTAACCCTATTGCCCAATGATTCTGAAACAGTTTTAGAATTTTCTTCTTTTGGTAGAGATAAAAGAGGAAAATTTAAAGGTATAGGGACTCATGATGATACTGTTATGGCAACTCTAAATATAGCTAGATTATATGAAGAACCTACATATGAAGATAGGTTATTTGATATTTTTGAAGCCCTTCCGAGTTCTCCGAAAAAGAGTCTTGTTAATGCATTATTAGACAGGGTAGAAATTAACACAGATCTAGAAGATGATATGTTTGCTACTTTGTATGGGGATGTAGATGAACCAGTTGATAATTCGAATATTATAAATGACATATTTAAAGAAGGAGAGAAAAATAGATTTAGATTAGGCATGCCCGCATCATACAGCCCGATGAAACGTTAAAAATATTTAACCCATTTTGTATTTCCCGAACCATATATTTTAGAAAACCCCCGGCTTTTCATTATTTCGTATTCTGTTTTATTTGGATCTTCTCCTTCTGCTACTAATTTATGTTTCATGAAATTACTTCTATGATATTTTATTCCATCTTTATACCACCAATAATTTAATCCTGTATGGCCTTCATCTATAAAGTTCAATGTTTTATATAAATTTCCGACCCCAATATCATTATTAGAAAAGGATATTATTTTTGAAGGAGAATATTGTTCTATAAAATATTTTAATAATTTTGAGGCCCCTCCTCGTACCAAATGAAAATTTAAAGAAGAAAATCGGAGTATTTCATATTCATCTTTTACATTTTTATGATTTAGTATATTTCTATTTTTTCCAAATGTCATTAAAGATACTAGATTATTATTAAAAAATAGACCCAAATTTATGTTTGAAGGCACGTACCCTTGTATATGGTTTTTTTCTAAAAATTCTTTACTTTCGGGATATTTTACTTCTTTTATGCCACATAACCTCGCATTTATTTTTTTCTCTATAGGGGTTAGATATAGAGAATTAATTATCATTGATTTTACAATATCTTGTTTATTTCTCCAATCATCTTCCCATATAGTAATTAAATTGATATTCTTATTTTTAAAAAAAAACCATTTATCATAATGATATGATGCATCTTTATTTTCTTCGTTGTGCCAATATAATCCATTTATTTCAAAACCAATATTTTTATTTGGAATAAAAATATCTATTTCCTTTTTATATTTTCTATAATTAGGTATTACATAATTTTCATATGATGAAATGTACGAAAAAATTTCTTTTTCTAAATCAGATCGGCCAGATTTAATATGTGTTCTACAATATTTTAATGCATATCTATGCCCCGCAGCGAATATTATATCATTTTCGCAATTATTATAATTACATTTTGGGACAATTCTTTCATTTAACTTAAACAGAATAATTTTTTTATGAAAATCTAGATTTTTATCTATTATGAAATTGAAAATAAACGCATATAAATGCGGATAAACTTTTAATAAATATTTTTTAGTTAAATTTGATTTATGTATATTATTTAATAATAAATCATATTTTTCCTTCACATATTTTTCTTTATTAAAATATTTAACAATATCATTTCTACATTTTTCACAATATACGCAATCACTGTCTTTTGCATTATATATTAAATTAAAATCCTTAAAATTTATATATAAATCTCCATGTTTACAATAATCTTTTATATATAATTTTTTATTTTTTAATAGTATTTGCTTTTCAAAATTTGGAAATTTTTTATTATAATGGGTTAGTTCTTCTTTATTTACATTACTGTAATGCACAAATTTATTTCCAATTTTTATCGTATTTGAATTTACATGGGAGTATGTTCCATTTAAATATAAAGGATCTGATGTTGATGTAGAAAATATATTATTGTTTTGGTCTCTGACAACTACCAATCCTTTATTTTTTGATACTAATTCTCCGTTAATATATCGTGGGTCATTTTTGTTTATAGAAAATGTATTTCCTAAGGAATCTTTTGCTACAACCTTTCCTTGGGTATTTGGTATTAATTCTCCGTTAATATATCGTGGGTCATTTTTGTTTATAGAAAATGTATTTCCTGAGGAATCTTTTACAATGACATGGTTTTTCCTATAATTTGTTTTTACATTATATGTATTTTCCGAATTTCTAAATGATATATTTATTAATTCTTTCTTTTTCTTTTTAAAACAATCTATCATATCGGTTTTAAATAAAAGCGTAATTTGAAAATTATCTATTTCATATTTATTAATATCATTAAATAATTCTATATTACTTCTACAGGCCCTTTTTATATTATTTAAATTAATATGATGTGAAGAACTAAATCTATATAATTTATTATTTATTTTATTTTCTATTTCAAATATATAATGCATGTTTTTAATTATATATTTAAAGATTAAGTGCAAGTTTTAACGTTTAATGTTTTTCTTACAAAAAGGAATAATTTATATGAAAAAACAAAGATATATAAAATAAAATAATATAATATCATTATGGCAAAAGTAGCATTAGATCTTAGTCAATTTAAATCCGCTGGGGTATATACTGTTGAAATTGATCAGTCAGAAAGAATACAAGTAACTACTCAGTCACTTAGATTAGTTCCTGGTTTTGCAGCAAGAGGCCCTTATAACGCTCCCGTGTTTATAAGAAATACCAAAGATTTACGAAGATTTTATGGTGATATAGATAAAAAATTAGAAAGAAAAGGTTCTTTCTTCCAAAGATCAATACAAACTTGCTTGTTGACAGCTCCTGTATTTGCTATTAACTTGTTAGGAGGACTTAATACAGCTCCAGATTCTTCTTTAGATGAAGTAAATTTTGTTTCATTATCTGTTGATTCAAGTATGAATAATGAACCTGTGTATGATTCAAAATATGTTAATTTCTTTAACAGAGAAAGATTTTGGAAACCAGATACAGATTATTTGCAAGGAGTTGTTAATAACAGCGTAGGCGTAAATAATAATTTGGATGCTCCGTTATTTTCAATAGTAAATGTTGGAACAAAAGATCTTTCATTTATCATAAGAAAAGCTAATAATTTACAGGGATTTAATGTCACAGCAACTGATTGGTATGGAACAGCTTCGAACATTCCGTATGAATGGATTAGACCTTATGACTATATGTCAGATTATTTTATTCAGGTAATAGCGTTTGAAGGTGATTGGTCAAATTATTCAAAACTTTCTTCAGATCCTTACTATACAGACTTCTTTAATGAAAAAGGTTTAATACCTTCTAAGATTAATGATTTTATCAACGCTGATAATGTTAACTTAGTCGGATCTTGGATAGGAACAGTTATTCCAGATTTCAGAGATCAAACTGGAGCAAATCAATATATTGAAGCTATTGTTAATGGTTCTGTATCATTAACTGGAGTTTATTTAACAGTTAATCAAGATGCACTTGATCAATTAATATGGGACGAGAATGATATTAATCCTAAATGGGAAATTGGAGATGGAACAAGTCCGGACGCCGCGCAGTATTTAGTTGATCTAGTAGGACATAACTTAATTGATTATGCTGCTGACCCATCGAATAATATATCTAAGACTTTCTTAAGTTACGATATTGATGTATCAAGTTATGAAATTCATGTTACTATACCGGTTGCTGCTATTGGGACCGCCGGAAAAACGTTTAGTATAAATTTACCTCAAAATGGCGATAAGATTCATATTGGATCATTCGTTAAGTCTGCTGCTGAAATTCAACCTGGAGTAACTAGAGTTATAGGCAAGTATTTTGATTCTTCGACTTATGTTATAGAAACAGCTGAAGAAGCGGATTATACTTCCGGTTTAATTGTTCAGAAATCCATTGAAGATCCTTCTGTTAATGAAGGTTATAAAATGATTCATCTAGATGGACTGCATATTAGAAACAGGCATGTACCTGGATTCGACAAAGATGGAAATAAAGATGCTGAGTCCGGTGTTGAAAAGATTTATGGAATGCTTCTTGATCCAGGAATTGTCAGAGGATTAACAAATCCCGAAATGATCAACTTCAGATATATTGTTGATACAATGGCTTATGGGTTGAGAGCTAATATGGGTGGAAAATCTAATCTTTCATCTCTTGCTAAGAAAAGAGGCAAATGTACAGCAATTATTAATGCTCCTGCAATAAAGCAGTTTGCTACTTCTCAGGATCCTTATTTCTGCGATACATTTGTTCCTGGTGTTGATCCAGTACCTATCTT